ATATATTAGAACCTTCTAAAGAAGCTTCTATGCAAAGTTTTTCCGAGAAAAACGTTTGCGCTGCAGCAGAGCCGCAAAAAAGTTCTGAGAAGAAGAAATCCAAGAAAGGCGAAATCGACTACGCAGCCATCAAGGACTACTGGAACGAGCAGCACGACAAGACCAACAGCGCAATGCGAAGGCTGACGCTAATGACGGAAAACCGCAAGGAGGCAATCAGAGGAAGGCTCAAGGACTGCAAGGGAGATATTTCCAAGATTTACCTGGCCATCGACAAGGCTATGGCAAGCGACTATCTGAACTCAGGGCATTCCTGGGCATCATACGACTGGGTAATGACAAGGAAGTATTTCCCGAAGGTGCTGGAGGGCAACTACGACAACACCAAGCCAGCCGCAAGCCAGCCGCCGCAATCGGCAGAAGCCAGGGCGCAGGATCCAGCGGCAACGGCAAGACCGAGCATCGGGGAACGCTACGAGCAAGCCAAGCACCAGAAGCCAGTTGTCCAGCAGAGCCAAGACGATAAGTTCCGATGGGTAATCCAGCAGAATCTTGACGATTTGAAGAAGAATCCACGGAACAAGCCAGCAAATGATTCGCTTGCGAGATTCTACGAGAAGGGAGTTCTGCAGCGGCTGGGCATCGACTGGAAGCCCGAAAAATAACGAATGAGGGTAGAATAAGCCGCTATGAGCCGTTTTTACGCTCCGGGCGGTAAACTATAAGGCAAACAGATTTTAAACGCTTAAAACGAAAGAATTATGGCAGATTACAATTCACAGAGCATTGACATCGATTTGGAGGAAATGTTCAACAATTTATCGGATGAAGACCAGGAGGAATTCTTGGTCGACATGTTCCGAAACTTATCTGACGAAGACATCAGAAAGAATGTTGTAAAGGACAATATGTTTTATATTGACAATGATACAACTATCGACATCATTGCTAACGCATTCTGGAGCATGAGCAGTTCAGACCAAAAAGATACTGCCGAGCGCATCGCGGACGTAATGACACCTGAGCAGCGTGAGGCATTTATTGAGTACATCAAGGGGATTTAGCTATGGAAGAAGAGAAAATAATAACCCACGAATGCAGAGCCGCAGGGCTCGTCTTCGAGACCGTGAGCGACTGGACGGACTGGTTGAAGGAGAACAGCTACGACATCAAGAAGCCAGTGGCAGAGCATGACGGATTCAAGTTTAACATCAATGATGCTTGCATCAATCCACACGTTTACGCAGCCTACGAGGTTGACAACCATTACAACTGGAAGGTCAAGACCGCCAATACGCAGTACGGCTGGATTTGGGGCTATGACATCAGCACCGGAAATGGAGGAAGCGTAACCCCGGCAGTCTATCCGAGCCGCTACGACAGATCGGCAATCTTCTACGAGACAGAGGAGCAGGCAGCACACGATGCTCTAAGCTTCATCATCAGACAGTTGGAGTGGAAGCCGAAGACCAAGAACAACGGCATCCTTCTGTTGGAGGCTAAGAAGAAGCGGGCAGACATCGTTCATCCACAGATGGAACTTTTTAAATAGTTATCTATGAACAGAGTTAATAATATCATACTTGTCCGTGAATGCGGTCTTCATCATCTGTCAGTTGGCGACAGAGACATCTGGCTGGCAGATGATGAAATCAAGGCTCTAGAATGTATCCTAAAGGATTACAATGCGGACACGAACAATTTTAAACGTAGTTGAAAATGAAGAAGATAGAAATCATCACGGACAGCCACCGCCATCACGTATACGTTGGCAGCACCGACTTCTGGCTCGATACCCTGGAGCTGGTGGAACTGTACAAGAAACTGGGACACGTCAAGCTGTAACAGACAAAAGAAACAAGAGTAACAAACAATAAAAAACATTCAGATTATGGGACAGAAAGATATGGATATTTACGAGATTTTGAAGGGTGTGCCTGTTGGCACTAAGTTATATACGCCAATGTGTGGAAAGGTTGCGTTCACTTATCTTGCATCCAGCAAGGAAACAATCGGGACTAAGGATAAGTACGGACCTCGTTACTTCGACAAGAACGGCAGATGGATGGAGGGAGGAGAAGTAATGCTTTTCCCATCCGATAAAATGAGAGATTGGAGCAAGTTCGCCTGGAAAAAGGGAGACGTGCTGGTTTCCAAAAAAGAAGGTGCGCATATTATCTTCGAGAAGTTTACAGATGATACATACACCATTTTTGCCGGTAAGTATTATTATCGCAAAGCTGGCAAGAAAGGATATTCTTACCTCAGAGAATGCAATAATGCCAGTACGGAATGTTTCGCTGCCGAAACCGAGGATGCAGCCAAGACCTACATCAGCTTCATCGAGAAGCGATTGGGCGGAAAGCTGAACCGTGAGACCCTGGAAGTAGAGAAGCCGAAGAAGAAGCCGAAGAAGAAGCCAGTGTTTGAGTTGGGCAAACTCTACGTTTTCAATGAGAATGACGAGGACGGAGAGCTGACAATCATCGGCAAGCTCATCGGCAAGAACGAGAGCGAGGACACGCTGACATTCGGCAACCAGTACGAAATCGAGAACGAGAAGTTCGTGACCGACCAAGCCTTCAGCCTGCGTATCAGCGTGCACGTGGAATTGCGAGAAGCAACAGAGGATGAAGCCATCACGTTCCATTCGGCTTGCTCCCTATGGAAGAACCAGGAAAAGAAGAGCAAGGAGCAGCCTTGCTTCAAGCCTTTCGACAAGGTGTTGGTAAGGAGCGGAAGAGGATTCAATTGGTATCCAGCGTTATTTGTTCGTGACCGTGGAGAGAATTCTGCGAGAAGATACACCGCCTTGCCTATCCACATCGGTACAGCAGCAGACTTCACTCAATGCATCCCATACGAGGGTCATGAGAATTTTGCCTTCACTGACTACGACTTCGTAGACTTACCATTCTAGGACGTATGGCGAGTGAATTATGCAAGGCTTGCGAGGGAGGAAGAAACTGCATCAACGGCAGGTACTGCCCACCTCGCAGGCAATATGTTGAACACCAAGACATCAAGGAATGCAATGGTAATGACGGTAGAAGAGCGCAAGAAGAAAAAGGCTGAGTATCATAAGAGATACTATCACGAGCACCGAGATGAGATTCTTTCCAAGAGCAGGGAGCGGAGAAAGGCAGCATATATGGCTGACCCTGCCAGATTTGCTGAATATACCAAAAAGTACGAGATGAAGAATCTCGAGAAGACGAAGGCATATAGAAGAAGCTATTATTTGAAGAACCGTGAGAAGATACTTGCGATTGCAAAGAAATGGCGCAAAGAACATCCGGAAAGAGTCAAGGCTAACAACAAGAAGAACTACGATGCAGAAAAGCAGAGAAGGTCGTATGTCCGAATGATAGAGCGTGAGCGCAATGGAGAAATGCCGGATATTGACAAGGTTGCCGCTTTATTCAAGAGTGAGACGCAGGCAGGGCATTTAAGGTGGCTCGTGAACAATCAGAGAGAAAAAATCAGAGATATGATGGCGCAGGATGAAAAGGAATGCGCAAGTAACGAACAGACTGGGATGGAATAGCAAAGAACAGTCCTGGCGGCAGAATACAGGTAACATAAGTTTAACAACAATGGTTGTATGGATGCCTGCTAGTTATTATTAATCTGACCCCACGGAAAGACGTGAGCCGCACAAGACTGTATGCCATAAACCAGACCACACGAAAAAGAAAGCGAGGTGGAACATGAAGAAATAACAGAAGATTCCCAAGAGGGAGTGCTTACAGAGTAAACTCATTTGATACAAGATTATTCTTTATTTTGCAAAACGCCAAGCACTCCCTCGATTTTCAGTTTCAAGCCCGAAACGATGAAAGGAGAAGGGACTATAGGGTAGAGGATAGTAGTAGGGAGCTAGCGCACAAGCGCACACAAGCGCACACACGCACGTAAGATACCGCAGCCCGAACAACTACCCACAGTCACAGAGATAGCGGCTTAGAACGAAAATTTCAAGAAAATAACAAAAAAGAAAATCAAAAATAAAACAAAAGTAAAACAAAAGAAAACGAAATGGAAAAAGGAACAGTTATAATCGGCATCGACCCCGACAACCAGGAAAGCGGTGTCGGAGCAGTATTTGACGATAGAAAATTCTTAGCCTACAAGATGACCTTCCCGGCTCTGATTGACTACTTGAAGGCAATGAACGAGAGCTGCAAGAAGATTAAGGTCGTTATTGAAGGCGGCTGGCTCAACAAGAGCAACTGGCACGTGCTAGGCAGATTTATGACGGCAGTCAAGGCAGCAGCCATCGGACGCTCAACCGGAATGAACCATCAGACCGGAATCCTTATCGTAGAATGCTGCGAGCATTACAATATCCCCTACGAGATAATCAAGCCGCTAAAGAAGTGCTGGAATGGCAAAGACGGAAAAATAACACAAGACGAAATCGCGTACTTTATGAGTTCAGACGGAAAGATGCCGAGAATGAACCAAGACCAGAGAGACGCACTACTCCTCGCCTGGGTGTGTGCCGGATACCCGGTCAAGGTCAAGCCAAAGAAAACAGAGACAACCCTGCAGAAGACCATCAGAGCCTTTGACGGATGGAATGTTGATAAAAGTTAAAAGTGCACGAAGAACGAACAACTAAAGCGAAAAAGTAGTATCTTTGCACCAATGTTTACCAAATAAGCAGTTTTTCGAACTTAAAACAAGAAGAATATGAAAACAGATGAAATCGCACTTTCGAGGGTCAGCGAGAACGAAGCGAACCCGAGAACCATAACAGAGGCGAATTTCCAAAAGCTGGTAAAGAGCATCCTCGTCTTCCCGAAGATGCTCCAGCTTCGCCCGATAGTCGTGGATGAGACCTACAAGGCACTGGGTGGCAATATGAGAACGAGGGCACTCTGCCACATCGTGAGTATGACACCCGAAGCCATCATGGACGTTCTCGACACAGACCAGCGATTGACCGATGCAGAGAAGCTGGCAATCGCCAACTACTGGAGCCAGTGGAAGGAGCAGCCGACTGCAACCATAGTCAAGGCATCAGACCTCACGGAAGCACAGAAGAAAGAATTTATCATCAAGGATAATGCTGGCTTCGGAGACTGGAACACAGAAGAACTGGCGAACCAGTTCAGCGACCAGCCGCTGACGGACTGGGCAATCCCGCAATGGATTCTCGGTATGGCAGGAATCAGCAATGAGCAAAAGGAGGGGGGCAACACTCCAACGGAAGGAGAAGGAGCACCGAAACCAAGCCTAGTGGATAAGTTTGTCGTTCCTCCCTTCTCAATCCTCAACACATGCCAAGGATACTGGGTTGAGCGCAAGAAGCAATGGCGTGCCATCGTTTCCAGCAAGGACATCGGGGCAAGCCGTGAACAGACCCTGGTCCGTTCCAAGGAAATGCGATACAAGGAACTGTACTCCAAGAGCGAAAAGTTCAGAAAAGAGAAAGGCATCTCTTTCGATGAGTATCTCGAGTACTATGTATCGCCCGAACAGAAAGCCAAGGCAGACCGTAGCGTATTGGCGCAGGGTACAAGCCTTTTCGACCCAGTACTGGCAGAAATCATTATGCGATGGTTCTGCAAGCCACACGGAAAGATTATCGACCCATTCGGAGGGGAACAGACCAAGGGCGTTGTTGCTGGCACGCTAGGCTACGACTACCAAGCTGTGGAAATCCGCAAGGAGCAGGTCGACATCAACACAGAAGCGACCAAGGACTACGGCAGCGTGAAATATTTCTGCGGTGACTCAAACAACATCGGGCAGATAATCAAAGACAGCGATTTCGACCTCTGTTTCACCTCGCCACCATATTACGACCTAGAAGTCTATAGCAAGGAGGATATGAGCGCACTCGGCACATACGAGGAGTTTATGAGCCAGTACGAGAACATCTTCAAGCAATGCGTGGATAAGATGAAGGACGGTTCATTCCTGGTTGTCAAGATTGGAGAGGTGCGAAACAAGAAGAACGGAGAGTACCGAAATTTCGTTGGCGACAATATCTCCACCTTCCTGCGGCTCGGACTTCACTATTACAACGAACTTATCTTGATCGAGCAGGTCGCGTCCCGATGCCTTAGAGCCGATGGCGGTATGAAAAGCCGCAAGACACAGAAGTGCCACCAGAACGTGCTCGTTTTCTATAAAGGCGAAATGGACGAAATCAAGAAGACGTTCGAGGAAATGAGAATGCCCGAAAAGATGCACTCCAACGTTCTGGTATTCTACAAGGGTGACCCGAAACACGTTCAAGACCATTTCCAGCCCATCGAATACAACGATGAAGAAGCACAGCAGCTTGCAGACACCTTCAACAGCGTAGCACCAGCAGGAGAGGAAGAACAACCAGCAGAGGAAGGAGGGCAGAACGATGAAGACACTGACGATTGACATCAGCAGAACAGCGAAGGCAATCCGTGCCTGCATCATCAAGCGGCACATGGAAGAGAACCACATCGACCGCTGTGTCTGTTTCTCCTGCGGCAACGCATCAAGAGCCATCAAGGAAGCAGGCATCCCCTGCGTGGAAATTTCTCCCAGTGGCGATTTGAGTGCGAACCGCTGGTGGAGCATGAACGAGATACGCAACACCTTCCCCGATTCCTTCGATGCAACGAGCGGACACCTGCCAATGGATATGATGAACCAACTTGCAGCGGAATACAGAACGACTTTTTCCGACATCATCAAGAAGGGACAGACCTACACCATACCGACCGGAAGCGGTGAGACCGTAATCTGCCTGCGGATGGCTTTCCCTAAGTCGCGGTTCATCGCCCAATGGGACAACCAAGACCCAAGCTGCGAGTACTCAGACCAAGCACCGATGGCGCAACTTGTAAAAGCCACCGGGGAATGGGAGATAATAAACGGATGAGACGATATGCGGGCGTATGTGGCGCGTTCTCAAACTATGCGTATAACTAAGCATGATTGGAACGTTCGAGCCGTGTGCGCAAAATTCGCACAAAATAACCTCCAAGGGAGCGGAAACGAAAAAGGCAGGAGATTAACCCCTGCCCATCGCTTTGAGAATACACTGGTTGATGAAGTCGCTGCGGTCTTTCTTATCGACCCCTGCCAAGATGTTAGCCACGTCCTCGGTAGCACCGAAATAGAATGTTGCAGCGTATTTCTTCGTTCGCCCTGCACCCTTGCGAGCACCTCCCCAAGACTTGGAGGTAGTTTCATTCGTAGTACTCATAATGTTAAAAATTTGGTGATATGAAAAATAATTCGTAAATTTGCAAACGAAATCCCAAAGTGGGGTGGTGGTTCGAGCACCACCCCTTGGAGCTTAGAATAATCTAATCGTAAATGATAAGATTTCTATTTTCCAAATCTTCAATGAAATTTTCAGTACGTTCATAAGACTTTGGGATTTCATTTTACTTTTCCCTCATCCTCGGAGGGTTTCAGTAAATAAGGACTCTTCCCTTATTACGTTTGCAAAGATACGAAATTTATTTGAAATATGCAAGTTTTTCAACTAGAATTTTTATAAAAAATCAAGTAAATTTCAAGAAATAAATATGCCACAAGGTAACAACAATAAGCGAAGGGCACAGCGCATTGACATCGAGAACCGCCTGCAGATTATCGCACCCTTATACCGCAAGGGATGGACGGAGCGAGAAATCACGGCAGAGGTTCGCAAGCGTCTCGACAGCCCGAAGTACAATCAAGCACACTGCGACATTCAGCGGTTGCTGAAGGAGTGGAGGGAAGAGCGGCTGACCGATACCGATGCAAAGATTACAAGCGAGGTCGCAAGGTTGAAGCTGGTAATACGTGAAGCGTGGGATGCGTGGGAGAAATCCAAGGAAGACTACCACGAGAAGAAATCGAACCAGCAGGGACTTCCAGTCGTAGATGAGCGAGGGAGGATGGTTTCTATCGAGACCGTCAAGACGATGATGTACGATGCCGAGAAGCGAGGATTCGGAGAACCACGCTACCTCGACATCATCATCAAGGCTGAGACGCAAATCTGCAAGCTGCTCGGACTGGATAAGGTCGTGCTTGATTTGAACGCAGGCTTCCAAGGCGGCATCGAGGTTCGATACGTCAACTCGGGGCACGAGTGTGCATCCAGCGAGCAGGAAGTAATCGAGCGTGAGGGATTGGATAGAGATTAATTTTTATCATAATTTGTTTTAAGTTTTAGTTTGTTTGAAGAATGGCACTATTTGACGTTATTGGTGAACTGTATGCCCCGAATGCGGACGTGAAGCCAAGGTTTCTCGTGAACCAAGGAGGCACGTCCTCGGGGAAGACATACACCATTATGCAGCGTCTTATAGTGCTTTCTTTTGAGCATCCGATGGCAATTATCACGGTGTGCGGTCAAGACCTCCCGAACTTGAAGGTGGGAGCCATGCGAGACCTCGACACCATCCTGCACACAAGGGCAGAGCTGCTGGACTGGTTCAAGAACAACAAGAGCGACAGCAGCTACAGAGGAAAGAACGGCTCAATCATCGAGTTCAAGAGTTACCAGGATGCGCAGGATGCCAAGAACGGTAAGCGAGACTATCTGTTCGTGAACGAGGCGAACGGTGTGCCCTACGAAGTGTTTTGGCAGCTTGCCATCCGAACCCGAAAGCAGGTGTTCATCGACTACAACCCAAGCGCAAGGTTCTGGGTGCACAACAACATCATCGGAAGGGATGACTGCCGGCTGATCCTAAGCGACCACAGAAACAACCGATTCCTTACTGAGCAGGAGCACAAGAAAATTGAAGAGATTGACGACCCCGAACTTTGGCGAGTGTACGCTAGAGGATTGACTGGAAAGATAACCGGGCTTATCTTCACCAACTGGGGCATCGTTGACAAGCTGCCACCAAGGGAGGAGTGGAAGATGGATTGCTGGGGGTTGGACTTCGGATTTACCAATGACCCAACGGCACTGGAGCACCTTATATTGGCGCACGGAGAGTTGTGGGTGGATGAGGAAATCTACCAGCCGGGACTGACGAACGAAGACATCGCAGACCGATGCAAGGAGCAAGGACTGACGAAACGGGACCTCATCATTGCGGATTCGGCAGAACCTAAGAGCATTCAGGAGATACACAACCAAGGTCTGTGGATAATACCAAGCACCAAGGGTAAGGACAGTATCAACAACGGCATTGACATCTTGAAGCGTTTCCGCATCAACATAACCAGACGAAGCCACGGCATCATCGAGAACATGCAGCAATACAAGTGGAAGAAGTCAAGGGATGGAGAGACAACGAACCAGCCTATAGACGCATTTAACCACGGCATAGACGCAATACGATACGTAGCCTTGAAGAAGTTATCCGTAGCAAGTCACGGAACGGCTAGGGCGCACGTATTGAGACAATAGAAACGACAAAATTATAAAACGTATGGATAAGAACACTACATTCAAGTATTGGCTGGCAGTGGCAAGGCACACCAGCTACAAAATCGGCAAGCAGTCACGACCAGCGTTTGTCGGAGGAAAACAAGTGCCCGGCAATCTCAACCAGCTATCCATCGGGCAGCTGATTGACCTTTCCCAGCTATCAGACAGCGAGGAAAGTCTGTATCAGATAGTGACAACCGTCCTCGGTCTGAGCCACAAGGAAGTGGAGCAGGCTAGGGCGGTTGATGTCGTTATGCTCATCGGCTGGGTAACATCAGAGGTGGAGCGCATCAACAAGCTCTTCGAGAGCACAGACACAGCGAAGCCAACGAGACTGGAGAAGGAGGCAGGCATCGATACCCTGCGCTTCGGACTGTTCGGCATGCTGGACTGGTATGCGGTAAGGATGGGCATCAGTGACCACGACCAAGTTCTGAAAACGCCATGGCTTCGCATCTACAAGTGCATGGAAATGGACAACAAGAGAAGCGTGTACGAGCGGAACCTGCAGAAGTTGCAGGTAGAGGAAATGAAACGTAAATCTAGATAATTATGGCAACAATCAGAGAAATATTAAAGCAGCTGGCAGCAGACACGCTACCAGACTACACCTACCTATTCGAGGACTGGGACACAGCGGACACCAAGCTGGAGAAGCTGAGCTACCCGGCAATCGTGTGCATCATCCCAGCCAGCGGAACGACAGAGATACGCAACGGCAGGGTTTACGACACCGTGAACGTTGCCCTGGCTTATCTCGACACCGTACCGAGGGGAGCGGAAGGAGAAGACAACGGAGAGTGCATCGACCGAATGAAGGTGGCAGGGGCGAGGATGATACGAGCCATCAACCAGTCGCACCAGTTCGAACCATTGGAAGGGCAGCAGTACTACGAGACCATCATCGAGCGGCTGAGCACGATCGTGTCGGGCGTAATGTACTCCCTGCAACTGACACAGAGCATAGGAGGGTGTGTGGTATGAGCAAGGGAGGAATACAATTCGACCCCAAGGCGGCATCGCTGATAATGAGGGAGGAAGTGGAGAGAGCACGGCAGCTTATCATCAACCACATCAGAATCAACGGACAGAACGCATCGGGGCGCACCATAGAGAGCCTAAAGGTGGAGCAGCCCAGCGAGGATGAAACCATCCTTTGGGGGCACAAGCCATTCGGGGTTCTCGAGACTGGACGAAGGGCAGGAAAGATACCATACGGCTTCCGTGGCATCATCCGCCAGTGGATGAAGGACAAGGGACTGCACGGCACACCTATCCCCTACAAGACCCAGCGACCGCACAAGTACACACCGCAAGAGCGTGGCGATATGAGTATGGCAGGGGCAATCGCCCACACCATCGCCAACAAGGGTTCTAGGCTGCACCGCACTGGCGGCAGGGCTGACGTGTACAGCAACGTTGTGCCCGATACGATGAAGCGGCTCGGGCAGCGACTTATTTTCTTAATCCACCAGTCGGTGGGAAGTATCAAACTAAACAATGAGACGGTATGAGACAGACAACGAAAAACGGCATCACGATTAAGTATGCGGACGCTGTAGGCTTAGCATTCCTTCCCTGCATCATCAAGGTAAGCGGCTCGGGCGTTGCGAGCATCGAGACAACCATCAGCAGGGAGACCAGGGCGCACACGTACAGCGTGGAAGCGTTTGCAGATAACTGCATCATGGACTACCGGGAATATGTGCAGGCACTCTTCGATGGCATCAGCTTCGGGAACCTTGACTACACCAAGGAGATTCAGCAGAGCAACCTCGGGGCAGCGTTCAATATTTCCGTGAAGGTCAAGAACAGCGAGGGGAGCGACATCGCGACATTCAGCTACACGACCTTCTATGTGTGGGGGGCGATGAGGGCAGGCGAGACTTGGAACGGACACAAGAAGCTGACATGGTTCACGCATTTCCCATTCTCATTTGGTCTTTATACCAATGAGGCTTCCCAGATTCTTGTCGGCTACGAGGGAGCACCAAACAAGTTAGTAAAGCCCGGCATCGATGGCATCGTGGACATCAATGCCAGCGTTCTGCCAAGCAAGGCGAGGTACTGGAACATATACGACTACGATGGCAAGATAGAGCTGGGAACGTTTACGGACGTTTTCGACCTTACCTTTGCGATGGCGAGCGGTGGCAAGCAGTCTCTCCTTGCAAGGATAGAAAGGAACGACACGGAGAAGGGTATCTACCTGCGTTGGGTTGACCGTCACGGCTTCTATCGGTACTGGCTCTTCACGCAAGGCGATGAGAGCAGGGCGATAAGCAGCGACACCAGCTTCATTCGCAACAACCTCGGAGAGTATGACGATACGATATTCGGCTACCTCGGAGCGAACGGCAGAAGGCAGGGCTACAGCAGGGAGGACACCATACCGCTTTGCGCACCGCTTGTGGACAGCGAGACGTTCGATTTCCTGCAAGACCTGGCCAGCAGCCCGGTTGTTGATATGTATCTCGGGGACAACAACTGGCAGAGCGTGACAATCAAGGCAGGAACGTACACCAAGACAACGGCAGAGTTGCAGGATTTCGTCTGCAACCTGGTTATTGACAATACACAGATTCAGCAGCTATGACAGACCAGCAACTTTACATCGATGGCATCTTGATGGATATGAGCGAGGAAACGGCAATCACGCTCGACACCAAGAGCAATCTTTTCCGTGACATCACGAAAATGACCGCCAACACGACATACACCATCAACCTGCCAAAGACAGCGCACAATATGGCGGTGCTGGAGTTCGCAGGGAAACCGAGCACCAGCAGCAAATACCCCTATATTTCCCACACAGCACGTTATTTCCGTAACGGACTGGAGATTATCCGCAACGGAAGGGCAAGCGTCCTGAGCGTAAAGGAAACCATCGAAATTTCGATTTATTGGGGATTGTTCCAGGCATTGGCAACGCTGCAATCTTCCGATTTGAAGTTGAACGAGTTGAATTGCACGAAGCATATTCGATTCAACAGAAACAACAGCCCCTACACCTACGAGAAGGCGATTTCCGATGGAGTTTTCTATGGAAGCTACGACCCTGCAGCGGTCAAGACATCAAGCGAGGAGTGGCAGGGCTATGACCGCAACGTTGGGGGGAACAGCAACACGACATATTCACTCGTTGACGGTAAGATAAGAACAGGAACAGAGTCAGGGAAGTACGTGTCGGGCGAGGTGTTGACCGATGAAACCTACTTGTGCGCAATCATACCTTTCGAGGCTGGAATGAGAGCGTCCATCAGCAAAGTGTTGGGAAAGGGAGACTATCGAACCTGGGCAATACTCAACACCAACAAGAACATCGTGAGCCTTGCTGCGGATGCAGGAACGATCGAGACGGAAACCAATCCGGCCATACCTGCACCCGACCCGATTTTATCAGAATCTATCGGTGCAGGCATCCTTTGCGCCAGTGGAGACACGAAAACGGCTATGACGACAATCAGCGTCCGATTTGCATTGATGGACGAAGCACCAGCAGGGCAGGTGGAATACGGAAGCTACGACCCTGCCACCGGGTTTACGGAAGCCTGGGGAGTGAAAGACGTATCAGCAGACAAGGGTGGAACAGAAATCACGGTGAACGTAACCAAGTATAAGCAGGCTGGAAGGCTCATCTACGTGAAGCCATCAAAGAGCGGAATGCTCTACTGGATAGCAGGCGAAGGTTCGGAAAACAACTACTACGTATCGGGCGGAACACAATACAAGACATCGAGATTCGCACCATACAGCGTGAAGTACACCAGCGATAGTGAGCCAATCGATATAGACCTTCAAGCACCAGCCACGGCAGAGTGGCTTATCATCAACGCAATCAAGGAATACAGCACCGGAACGACCATTCAAGTTAAGAGCGAGACGGAGAACCGGGCGAAAGCCAGCAGCAGGGAAGTACAGACTTCTTCGAGCGGTGGCACGTTTGACGGAGGCGGTTCAATTGGTGGAGGTGGCTCTTTTGGTTATGCCGACAAGGGAGCAATCCAGCCAAGCGTGACGGCACAATATATCCTAGACCTTATCACGGCACAGACCGGGGTTGCATTCGGATGGAGCAGCCAGGCGAAAGAAACCATCAAGGGGCTTGCTGTCCCATTGATTACAAGGAAGGCAGATTCACAGACGGTAGTAGGCAGCTTTGAGGGTACTTTCATCGCAACAACGAACCTCGGCATTCTTGAATTCCAGCCAACGAGCCTATCGGAGGTCTTCGATGGACTTGAACTTGCGACCAGATACAGCCAGCTGAAAGTAAAGATTGCCTGCACGATGATTTTCGATGTTCAGATGAACTGGTCGTGGGACGCATCGAATGCACGCCCGAATTGGCATATCGGAAACTCTTACGAAGGCTCAACCGAATGGAACGGAGTATATCAGTATGATCCTTGCTACGTTGAAATCAAAGTCGTATCAAAGCATACGAGCGACCAGGAGGAAAGAGAGTACACCAAGACATACATCGCAGGCTTGGAGATAGATGAAGGTTACCCTTCTTCTAGAGGGTATATTACAGACTATGACTCGGACAAGGTAAACGGACGGTTCATACACCTTGCAGCAGGGCGAGGGGAGATTCAACTTGAAGAGGGAGACATCGTGACCTTCGAGTTCAAACACTACGGTAAGGGAACCTTGCGAGGGCTGCGTGGGTACAACGGACGTATTTCTGCAAGCATCAGTCAGAGCGACGAAGTACCCTACGGAGGAAATTTCCCTATCGGCAAGAACCTGCCCGACATCAAGGTGACGGATTTTCTTAAATGTATATGTATTCTGACATCAACGTTCCCAAGCCAGCGATTCACCGATGGCAGACTTGCGTTTGCGGACATCGAGAGCCTATGGGAAGCCAAGGCGCAAGCGGTGGACTGGACGAAGAAGCTCATCCCAAGCGAAGCCTGCAACCATCCAAGGCAGACCGATTTCAGCGTAGAGGACTACTGCCAGCATAACATCTACAAGTGGAAGGAAGACGACACCGTCTTTCGGAAGCACGATGCGGATATGGAGATAGACAACAAGACGCTGGAATCTACGCAGGACGTTTGTACGCTGCCATTCGCTGCCACGGACGGAAACCGCATACCGATATACGAGTGGGAGAGTACGCAACGCACCTTTGGCAGAAGCAAGATAACGGTACAGACAGCCACCAAGTACAAGGCGTGCAAAGACCGAATCGTGAATCTTACAAAGGACGATACCGGCTATGCGGTATTGGCTTTCAACATCGACCTGCAAGGTATCTTCGACAGCAAGCTGGAAAAGTTGAGAAAGACGGTGGCGAACCCACACCAGATAACGGAGCGTTTCTACCTTTCCGATTTGGAGATACTGAACTTTGATGAAACGAAGCCAGTGTACCTTGCGCAGTACGGAGCGTATTTTGCGGTTCTCGAAATCAAGACCACAAGTAGCGGATACTGCGAGGTTACAATGATAGAGTTGAACAACTAAAAGACAAAAAACTATGGTAAGTGAAGACAAACAGCAGATACTTGACATCAAGGTCAAGTACGAGGATGCAATCTATGGCATCATCAGATACAAGGAGAAGATAGACCAGCTAAAGCAATCCATCAAGGACTTGCAGCAGCAGGAAAAAGACAAGACCATCACGACCAACGAGATGAAGGTGCAGACGGAAGCCATCAACGCAACCATCAAGGAGTATCAGTACAATGTGCGTGCCCTGCAGAAGGAAATTCAGAACAACGTGCGCACAGAGAACGAGCAGGAAGGCAGCTTGAAGCAGCTGCGTGCCCAGCTTTCAAATGCGACCAAGGCTTACGATGAGATGAGCCGTGCCGAGCGTGATAGTTCCAAGGGTCAGGAGATGCAGGAGCATATCCAAGACTTGATAGAGGAGCTGAAAGAGGCTGAGGAGGCTACTGGAAGATTTCAGCGCAGTGTCGGCAGCTATTACGATTCCATGATGAAGGCGGCTGGCGACCTACAGAACACCGAGTTTTTCGGTTTTGATGTTGTTGATGATACTGGAATCGGAAAGGTCATGGAAATGGGAAAGTCCGTGGAAGACCTAAGGGTAAAGTTTGGTGCGTTGAAAAATACGGCTCTTTCCTTATTGACCAACCCTTATTTCCTCGCCATGGCAGGTGTGGCAGGTGTCGGGATGGCTTTCAAGTGGTGGTATGACTACAACAAGGGCATAGAGGAAGCCACACGCAAGACCATGCAGTTCACTGGGCTTTTCGGTGACGAAATGAAATCAGTGAGAAATCAAGCCTTGGCAATCAGCGAGACTTTTGACGTGGATTTTGGCGAAACCTTGCAATCCGCAAATGTAATGAGCAAGCAGTTTGGCATCAGTGTATCAGAATCGCTAAAGCTCTTGCAAGATGGCTTTGTGGCTGGTGCGAATGCTAGTGATGAGTTCCTAGAGAACGTGAAGGAATACCCAACGTACCTGAAGGAGGCTGGATTGAATGCGGAGCAATTCGTGGCAATTTCAACCAACGCCACCAAGCAGGGAATATTCTCTGATAAGGGTCTTGACACCATCAAGGAGGGTAATCTTAGACTTCGAGAGATGACTACCGCAACAGCAGCCGCATTGGATGGCATAGGTATATCAAGCGAGAAAGTTCAGAAAGAACTGCAAAACGGTAGCAAGACCACATTCGACATCATGCAGGAGGTCGGTAACAAGCTAAAGGAGTTCCCTGCTTCATCAGCCAAGGTAGGAACTGCCATCGCAGATATATTTGGAGGTCCTGGCGAGGATGCAGGACTAAAGTACATCGAGACCCTCGGAGACATTGAGATGAACATGGATAAGGTCAAGGAACAATCCAGTGATGTTGCCAAGGCTCAGGAAAAGCAGGTGGAAGCCAACAAGCGTTTGAAGGATACCGCAAGTGCACTCTTTGACGTTACTGGTGGCGGCTTTGAAATGATGAAGGCTCAGGCGGCAACATTCGTGAGCAACCATCTAACGAAACTATTGAGGGCAATCATAAACCTTTATAACCAAAGCGTGGCATTTAGGGGATTGATTCAGTTGATAGGCTTTGCGTTTAAGTCTGTCGGGCAGGTTGCCTTGGTTGCCTTCAATATCATCATAGATGCCATTAAGCTTGTTGCAAGACCAGTGAGGGGACTGTTGCAGATGTTTGAGGGCTTTTTCTCCTTTGACGTGAAGAAGATGCGAGACGGCTTCAACTCCATCTTTTCGGGTCTTGGCAATACCGTAAAGGAGGCTTGGGGAGACTTGAAGAAATTCGGCAGCGGAATGGCTGATGCTATCGTGGGTGGCATGAAGAATACTTTTAACCATGCTGACATCAAGATACCAGTCAGCGCAGATGCGCCATACATTGCGACCGCCACAACCGACAATACAAAGCTCAAGAACGGCACTAATATCGCCAGCACTACCCCTAAGACCAAGAAGGAGAAGGCAGCAGCCGACAGGGAAGCCAAGGCAGAGGCAGAGCGCAGGAAGAAGCAGGAAAAGGAATTGCAGGAAGCGATTGCGCTTATCCAGTACCAGTACAACGAGCAAGTAATGGACGCAAAGAAGCGATACCTCGCAGGCATGTATGACAACGACCGAGACTACAGCAACGACCTCGAACAGCTGGAGAAGAACATGGTGGCACGAAGCATTGACGCATACGTGGCGGCAGGACAAATCGGAGCGGAAAAGGCGCAGGAAATGCAGGCAAAACTTCTCGACATCATGATTAAGGTGAAAGAGGACATCAAGAACCAAGCCAAGGAAATTGTGGACGAACTCAACAAGGAGTTCGAGGAAGCAGAGAAGAAGCGAAGGGATGCGGACATCATGAACGGTGGCACTGGCGAGGAAGACGATGCTGTCAAGCTGGAGAGATACAAGGCTTTTCTAGACAGCAAGATACAAGCCTACAAGGACAATGCAGCCGTGCAGGAGCAGCTACAGAAGGATTTGAGCGATGCAGAAGTCCAGGAGCAAGAGAAAGCGAACAAGAGAAAGGCAGCTTTGCAGGAAGAGCAACTGAAAATGATGAGCGACATGATACAGACCATGGGAGACGGTCTGTCCGAGTTCTTCGAGAGCGAGGATAAATCGCTTCATTCCTTCCTCAAATCGATGCTGACATCAATACTTGGCGCAATCGAGATAGCAGTTAACGCATACTTTGCACAGATCCTAGCGAAGGAGATTGCAAGCAAGTCGTGGGGAGGTGTTGCGAGTGCAGCAGCATTAATGGCACTTGTCAAAGCAGCCTTTGCAGGAGCAAAAGCACTCGTCAAGGGATTTTCCACTGGTGGCTACGTCCAAGGCCCGGGCACTGGAACGAGCGACAGCATCCCGGCAAGGCTATCCAATGGCGAGAGCGTAATGACCGCCAAGACGACATCGATGTTCAGCCCGATATTATCCGCATTCAACCAGCTTGGCGGTGGCGTGCCTATCGTAGTAAACAACGGAGGCAGCAATATCGGCATGGACATGCTGGCGGCAGCGGTCGCTAGAGGTTATCAGATGGCTCCACAGCCAGTAGTGAGCGTGGAAGAGATAAACCGAACCCAGCGGAGAGTGCAGACGATAGAGAATATCGGCAGGCTCTAATGGTGTTGTTATTTCATCAAGATTTGCGTTCTGAGCGGTTTTTGGTCGAAGGTGGTAAAGTTATACGCCCAAGGCTGTAAAAGCCGCTTAGAGCGCAAATTTCCGTCTTGTTTAGGAAAATTAACTGTTTGGGAGATAAACATATTGAAAATTATCGTATCTTTGCAGCGTTTTAAAACTTAAAAATAACGTTTCAATGGCAAAACTCAGAATATACAACGACATCGACAGCCAAGACAACAAGTTCTGGTATCAATGGCTTGGTGGTGACTGCGTGTGTTTTCAAGATATAGATGTTTTTGCGGCAAGCATACCGGAGAATGATGATACCATCGATATGCGTATCTTCTGCAATGGCGGCTCGGTTGTCGAAGGCTGGGCGATTTACGACCGACTGAGACAGAGCGGCAAGAAGATTACCTGCACCATTGAGGGCAAGGCTGCTAGTATGGCAACAATCATTATGCTGGCAGCACCAAAGGAGAGCCGCAAGGCATACGAGAACGCTGCCTTTCTCCTGCACAATCCGTGGGTTCCTGGCTGGTGTCTTGGAGACCAGCTGAACGCAAAGGACTTGAAGAACCAGGGCGAGGAAATGCAGATGTGGCAGGACAAGATGGTGGACGCATACGTAGAGCGGTGCGGGTGCGACCGGGAAGAGATTCAAGCCTTGATGGATAAGGACATCTTCATCAGCACCAGCGAGGCTTTGCGCCTAGGTCTTATCAGCAGCACCGTTGCACCAATCAGCGCAAGCGCATCAGAGCGCAACATAGAGCAATTCATTAATTCAAAACAACAAAATCCAAAAGCAATGGAGAAGAAAACAGAAGTAAAGGCTTCTCTCCTCGACAAGATTCTCGCCAAGTTGGGCGTGAAGTCACTGGAGGAAGCAGAGCAGGCGGTGGCAGAGCCACAAGCCAAGGTAGAGCCAAAGGCGATGGAACTCAACACAGCGGACGGACAGACACTGACCGTAGAGCGTGAGGAGGGAGACCCGCAGGTTGGCGACAAGGCAAGTCCGGACGGAACGTTTGAAATGCCCGATGGCAAGACAATCGTTGTCGAGGACGGTGTAATTACCGACATTCAGACCGCAGACAATGAGGAGCCGGACAATGAAGGCGGTGAGGGCGGTGAAGGCGGCAGCGCATCAAGCACCGACAACGACACCGTAGCCAAGTTGAAGCAGCAGGTAGCAGCACTCAAACAGCAGTTGAGTGACACCAAGGCACAGCTGGCAAGCGCACAGAAACTTGCGAAGAGCAAGGAGGATATGCGCATCCTGAATGCCGTGAAGATGGCGGGCGGTGCGGAGAAGGTGCTGGCAGGCTACAGCAGCCACTACCAGCCAGCACAGCGACAGCCAAGCGGCAAGGGCGCAGGAGAGCAGGTGGACGTTAAGGCGGACGCAAAGACTATCAGCGAGAAGGTCAAGGCTTATCGTTTCAAGAAGCGACCAAGCAAGGACTAAAACGTTGTAAGAAATCAAGTAAAAAACAAATTAGATAGTTATAAATTATGAGTAATACTTTTGATGTAAAGCAGTTCGAGAACTTTGTCCTCGAACCCGAAAATCTGAAGACCATCAAGGATGCCGTTCAGGAGACATTCTACAAGGATGAGGACATTGCGGATTTCGTCACCATCACTAAGGTCAAGGACGGAGACCCTATCGCCACCATTGGTGAGATGGAGATGGTCGGCAAGGCTGGCAGCGGTTGCGACCCAACGTATGACGAGAAGGGCGTCGCCAACAACTTGGCGCGCTGGAAGCTTGGCGACTGGCAAGTACCAATCAAGATTTGCTATGATTCGCTGAAAGGCTCAATCGCTGAGTACAGCTTGAAGACCGGCACAGACATTGGAGACCTCACCAGCACCGACTTCATGGTAATCTACACCGATGCACTGGAGCGTGCTATGAAGCAGATGGTTTGGCGTTTCGGATGGTTTGGTGCTGAGGATGCGCAGACTGTTTCCGAGGGCGGCAAGCTGACCGATGGCTTGAAGAAGGAGTACTTTACCACTTGCGATGGTCTCTTCAAGAAAATTTTCGCAGCTACAGCCACAAAGAACCGCACCGAGATTGTAGCCAACAAGGAAACCACGATGGCGGAGCAGATTGCGGCAATCCGCAAGCAGGGTGTGGCAACCGACCTTGTAGACGATATGCTTATGAACGTGGACTCACGCATCATCGATGATCCGAACGCTGTGCTTCTTATGACACGCTCGCTGGCTGACGCATTGACTTACGACATCAAGAAGACGTACCACGACATTATGCCTTGGGAGAAGGTCTTCGATGGCTTCCAAACATCGACCTACAACGGCATTAAAATTGGCAGTGTCAGCATTTGGGACAGAATGATTAAGGGCTATGAGAAAGGCGCAACAGCGTACAACCTTCCTCATCGTATGGTCTTCTGTAACCCTAAGCAGCTGATGGTCGGCACACCGCAGGATTCGCTCATTAGTGAGCTGGATGCTTGGTTCGACCACAAGGAGCGTAGAAACTATATCTACTCAACTGGTAAGATTGGCACGGCTCTCCTCGAAGAGAATATGATCCACGCAGCTTACTAATCGCTCCAAATCTTCATCAAGTATTAAGTTTACAAATCCTCAACACCCACAAAAACGGTGTTGGGGATATAACAATTAAAAACGAATTAATATGGCAACAACTTGTGAGAGCCTTATCGCCCAGGACATCATCATCCCTTGCGAAGACCAGGTAACCAAGGGATTGGAGGGCGATGGACTTATCATCAACCGAGACGACATTGACTTTACCAAGTCTGTTGTCGTGGGTAATACAATCAACACATTGGTGCTGAGGACTGGCAAGAAGGCATACGCTATCCGGCAGGAGGGCAGCAAGCCATTCACTGGAACCAAGACAGAACTTACCGTTGGTACGTACCGCAACAGCTGGAAGAACACCGTGGCAGTCGTTGTTCTGGCGAATACACCCGATGTTTGCGCAAATATCATTGATGGATTGGCGAACGGAAAGTTCGTTATCATCCTGCGCAACCTTTCAAAGGGAGCGGACGGAAAGGCAGAGTACCAGGTATTCGGATATGCGCAGGCACTGAAGGCAAGCGCAGGCGAGAACGACAAGTACTCGGACGACACCGAGGGTGGCTGGCTTATCACGCTGGAAGAGGAGAGCGTACCGAAGGCAGCTTATTTCTTCTTCGACACAGACAGCGAGACCACGGCAGCCAAGTACGCCAGTCTGACAACAGCCGTAGGAGGTTAAGCCATGACCTACGAGGAAGCAACAGCCAAGGTCGGGGAGTTGAAGGCTCGTTTTGACAGCCCCTTTGATGAAACCGACAAGGCAGTTATAGAATCTCTATATTTCGAGGTAACACGCAAGCGTTTCGTTCCGACAACCTGCCAGCAGTGTTACCACGATGCTCTGATAGAAATATATCTAAAACTCAAAAAAGAAAAGGCTATGCCAAAAACATGTAATTACGCCATGAAGGCAGGTTTTATCATTTCCTGCCCGGATTTTTACCATGGTAAGATTTTCACTAATGAGAACCTGACCGACAAGGTAGCGCACGAATATCTGACGAAGTACCCACAGATGGAGAAATACTTCCAGAAGATACCCAGCGAGGAACTCATCGAGAACAAACAGCAGCCAGCAGGCAGCGACAAGAAGAAAGACCTCGACCAAGCCGAAAAAGCAGGCAAGGAAGAGTAACAAAACAACAAGTAAAACGACACAAGCAATATGAACGTTAAGACAGTTAAAAAGCCAAAGCGAAGGGTTGATATTGGCTACGTCAGCCGATTCAAGATGCAGGCATACGGATATGACAACCTGTATCCGCAGAATCTCGCACGCATCACGGAAGCCAGCGGAACGGCAATGCTCTGCCTTAACCGCTACGCCCGATTCATTGAGGGCTACGGCTTCGATAGCGATGTTATCGCAGCGTTAGCGATGAACCAGCAAGGGGACACGGCAGACGATTTGTTGCGGAACGTATCTGGAGACATTGCGAGGTTTGGAGGCTTTGCCCTTCACGTCAATTATAACGTTCTCGGGCAGGTGTCGAGCGTGAGCCACGTACCATTTGAGAATTGCCGACTGGAAGAGACGGATGACAAGGGGAACGTGGCGCACGTCTTGTTGCATCCCGACTGGGAGCAGAAGAAAACGAGGAACGGAAAGCGGTTGTTGGTGAACGAGAAGACTATTGAGCGCATCAACGTCTTCAACCCCGACCCCGACATCGTTCTTGAACAGATTGAGAACGCTGGCGGCATCGACAGCTACAAGGGACAGATTCTGTGGCAGAGCCTAGACGGACAGTTTACCTATCCTACAGCCAGCTACGATTCTGCCATCACGGAGATTTCGACCGATGAGGGACTGGGAAACGTGAAGATGAGGAACGTCAGAAACAACTTCCTTGTATCGTGTATGCTCGTAACCAAGAAGGGCGTGCCTAAGTTCGATGAGAAAGGCGAAGAGGTGGAGAGCGGACAGATGATTTCCGATGAAGACCTTTTGCAGTTCCAGGGGGACGAGAACACAGCGAAGATTCTTGCGGTCGAGGTGGAGAACGAGGAAGACGAACCGAAGGTTGTCGCCTTCCCGGCAAAAAACTTCGACAAGGAGTTTTCCGTGACCGACAGCAGCGTTATCGAGCGCATCTACGCACAGTTCCACCAAGAACTCTTCTACTCCATCCGTATTGGTAAGCTGGGATTCAGCGGACAAGTGATGCAGGATGCCTACGAGTACTATGCAGGCGAAGTGACGACCGAGCAGCGTTTCATCGAGCGAGCCTTCACAAAGATTTTCAAGAGCTGGCACGATCCTGCCATTCAGAACCTAGACCCCAAGCTGCAGCCGTTGAAGTATATCAGCAGCGAAGCGGCAGGAAACAACACGATAGATTAATTGATTGAGCCTATGGGAGGACAGACAAGAAAACAACTTATCACGGTAGACCAGTTCCGAGAGCTGGCACGACCTACCAGTACACACCTAGATGAGGATGATGTTAACGCATACATTCGGGAATGCGAAGATGCGAACATCATACCAGCCATCGGGTGGGAACGGTTCAAGGCAGCGACCGAGCAGGGAGAGTGGGGCGATTCAGTATTGCCCGATTTCCAGCCTGCGGTCTTCCTGGACGGTGGCGAATACACCACCAAGAAGGAGGGCGATTGCAGCCAAGACGAAACCAAGGTACAGAAGTACACAAGCGGAATACGCAAGGCACTCGCTTATTTCGCGTATGCGAGACTTTTTCGTGCCGATGGCACAATTGTAAGCCGAGCAGGTGGAATGCGCCACAGAGACGATTATTCAGACCATGTTCAAGGTGTATCGAGCAACAAGCAATACAACGACATCATGGATATGGCAGACAGATATTTATCCGATGCACTCGAATATCTCAAGGCATTCACCCCGGAAGGAGAGGTGAAGCCACAGCGAGGAACGAGGGCACACATCCACGCAATAGGAGATTAATATATGGCAACAATAGACGAAATTAAACAGCAGGCGGAAGCGGTAAAGAACGCTACGCAGGTGGGCGAGAACACAGCCGTGAGGGTAGGCGGTGCTCTCTCTGGTCTTGCGGATATTGCCAAGCAGCAGGAAGACAATATTGGCAAGAAGGCAGACAAGGAAGAAATGAACCGTCTTCTGGCAAAAAAGGCGAATACGGCTGACGTTGATACAAAGTTTGCAGAAGAGAAGAAGCGTGTTGATGCTGAGCTGGCAAAGAAGGCGAATACGGCTGACGTTGATACAAAGTTTGCAGAAGAGAAGAAGCGTGTTGATGCTGAGCTGGCAAAGAAGGCGAATACTGCTGATGTGGACAGTTCTTTGAAGGAACTACAAAATACGGTCTTTCCGCTAGAGGTGTCTTTATCCCTTGACAAGCCTTTGCTAGAATATACTGGTAGTGAGCAGAGCATCAAAGCTACTTACTCTATCAAGCGCAAAGGTTCGCCAATCACGCCTACAGCATTGGCTCTGTCTGTTGATGGTTCTCTTGTTAGTATTGATGTAAAGCAAGCAGATACAGTTACTATCAAGGTGAATAAGGAGGGAGAAACGCAAATCATCCTCACCGCAAAGCATGGCGACCTCGTAAAGTCGGCAACAAACAAGGTTACGATGGTTCTGCCTATCTATTATGGATTCGGTACAAAGGAAACGGACATAGCCATTGCTGCCAATAAGCTTTCGCCTCGTTTGTCTGCAAGTGGAACTTACGCAAAGACTTCGGCTAAGGACGATGTTAACTTCATTATCCTTGCGCCTAAGACTCTTCCGAAACTTACCAACTTCACGATGGGTGGTGCTCCTTTCGTGATGGAGACTTCTTCCGTCACTATCAACGGCAAGGACTACTATATGTATAAGAGTGGTGGCGTTTATATGAGCGGAACCACTGTGAGGGTACTGGCAGGTTAAACAAAACGAAATTTCGATTATGGCAGAAAAATTAAATCCGGCAATAGGCTATATAGGTAATGCCATTCGTAGTGTTGCGAAAGACCATATCACTTCTTTTGCGGAAGATACCTACGATGAGCATTTTCAGGAATACCAGGCTATTCTTAACAAGCTGAATGCCATCCAGGATGAAGAAGGCAATTTGGAGAAGACTCCATTCAAATACATCGTGAACGAAGAGTTTATCTTTGCCATGGTGGATAAGAATGATGTGTTCCTTGCAGGTATTCATTGGGATGGTACGCCCAAGTTTGCCAAGATGGAGGAAAATGCTGGGCGTGAGATTTCTTCTATCAATGCTCAGATAAAGTATCTTCATGAGGAAATCAGCCAAGTGAGAACTGACTTGAAGAGAAATGTTTTCTCTCTTTCCTTTGACAGAGATACCGGGCGTATCATTGGAACGACAAGTGATACTAGTCGCATAACTTCTTGTATGCAAGACAGGACGACTGGTAAAATCATAATGAATCATCAATTAGATTAAAATAGTAATAATATGGCAGAAATTCAAACAATTATTGGTAGCTTGCCTGTGTGTAGAGGAGAGTATAATGCCGAAGTATCATACTTTCGGGACAATCAGGTGACTATGTACGGCAGTACTTTCCAGAGTATTGCCGATGATAATGTTGGCTATCCGCCAGCAGAGGAGCGTGATGGCAAGGTATATGCTATCAACACGGAAAAATGGTTTATCGTGGCCAATGCTCTCGCTGCCTATAATGCAGGCAAGCGTATCGATGACTTGGCCGAGAATACAGAGATTAAGGATGAGGAAGGTACTGTGGTAAAAACTCCTTTCCGCTACATTCAGAGTGAGGAATTTATCTTTGCCAAGGTAGATGCGGAAGACAAACTTCTCTTTGGTTTTCAGTGGGATGGAACTCCTGTATTTGGTAAAACAAGTGCAGTAGAGGACAGATTGCAGGCACAGGTAAATATCTTGGCTGATAAGATTCGCAATCTCTTGGGTGATGATGATGATACTACAAGTGCTATTGATACATTGAAGGAGTTGAAGGACTTCTTTGCTGGCATTGATAATACTCAGACACTGACAAGCATCCTTGCAAACCTCAATACTACTATTGGAAAGGTAGCTATCAAGGATGAGGAAGGTGAAATTCAAGATACTCCATTTAGCGTAATCTCGAATGATGAGTTCCTATGGGCTATAGTGGATTCAGATGATAAGGTTCTCTTTGGTTTCTACAGAGCAACTGGCGAGCCATATAATCCTCTCAATGAAATGTACCACGTCATTCAGAACGAGGAATACTTTGCTGCTTGGCTTGATACAGATGATAAGGTAGTACTTGGTATCAGAAGAGACGGACAAATCATTGGCGAAATCCATGCTGTCAATGCTTTGAAACAAGTTATCTCTCAGCTTCAATCAGACCTTACATCATTGCAGGAGAAGGTAGGTACAATAGATATTAATCTCAAAGAACTAATTGATGTGTTCTCTTTGCAGGAGAATCCTGAGTACCTTGCAGTAGAGAAAGATGCTGATGGTAAGATTCTTTCTTCAACAAATGCAGATGGTAGTCACTATATTCATAATGCTAAGTCTGAGACTATTCCTACAGAGTTTGAGCATATTGAAGACCCTGATGGGAGAACAGAGATTACAGCTGATGCAGATGGAAAGATAATGTCTTGTCGTGATTCAAGTGGAAAGAAACATGAGCACGATATGGAAATTACAAACCTTGATGTTTCAAATCTCAATCTTCAAGGCAACAGTGTGAACAATATCCAAGATGCTTTGAAAGCAAACGGTTTTGACGTTAAAACGCCTATTGATTGGAGTGAATGCAGTTTCATCCAGATACCAGAGCCACGCTTTGCTATTATCAATATCACAAACATAGACTCTATGCCAACTACCAAGCAAGACAACAAGAAAGCCTTTCTTGAGTTTTGGGACATGCATGGTAACTATTTCAAGAAACATGCTATTCTCAATGCTCAGGGCAGTTCTTCTATGAATTTCGTTAAAAAGAATGTAGCTATTGACTTTTGTGATGATGAGTGGGTAGGTGATGATACACCTAAAATAAGAATTGGAAATTGGGTTCCACAAGACAGCTTCCACATGAAGGCTTACTACACTGACTTCTTCCGTGGTGTAGGTGCAGTGTCCTACAAACTCTATGACCAGATTGTACGTACAAGGGGTAACATGTATGACCGTCCTTGGAAGAAGGCTCTTATCGACATGTCTAAAATAGGAGTTACTACCAAGAGCCTCGGCAATCCTTATGTAGGTAACTACTCTCTACTTACAGATACAGGAGCAAGATGTTTCCCTGACGGTTTCCCTGTTGCTGTTTACTTTAAGGGCGAGTTCTACGGTATCTTCTCTTTCCAGTTGAAGAAACACCGCGACAACTATCACTTGGACAAAGGTACTGCTGAGAATGTACATCTTGATGGTATTATCTGTTATGACACTCTTTGGAATGGCACGATAAACTGGGGCACTGGTGAGAATAGTTTTGAGATACGCAATCCAAAGAATCTATATGCCATTGGAGGCAACAAGTATGATGCTGACATCAAACAGGAGGAGATAGCAGGACAGACAGAAGTGGATGCTTGGATAACGGCAGGACAACTTCCTGATGGCACTGCCATATCATCCAAAATCAAGAAAAACCTACAAATGACTGCCAAGGTTAAGAAGTATATCCAAGACTTTGCCAATTCTCTCAATATCATTAAAGATGCTGCAACAATTTATGAATCATCAAGCAAGACAGAGGACGATTTGAAGGCATTCAAGCAAGTGTTTGAAAAGTATTATGATGCAGATAATCTTATTGATTATCTTATCATTATTGATATTTTGAGAGATGGAGACTCTACTAGAAAGAATTGGCAGTGGTTTACCTATGATGGTATTAAATGGTGGGTAGGATTATACGATTGTGATTGTGTCTTTGGAGCTTCGTTCTTAGGAATGAATATAATGCCACCAGTTAATTATCATCAAGGTTCAAATGGTAATCTTCCATTAACGTTTATACTAAAGTACTATATGGATGCCTTAAATAATCGGTATAAAATCTTAGCAGATATGGGTATAATTTCTGCTGACCACATGATAGGACTTCTTCAAGACTGGTGTATGCGTATAGGTACAGATTTCTTTAAGGAAGAATACAAGAAATGGTCTGATTCTCCATGTATAGCAGATAGTGTTGTAAGAGACAACTATTGGGAAGCTGTTCTTGATGATAGCGGAAATCTACAGACAGATACATCTGAAACCTACAATGCAACCAAAGCATACAATGTTGGTGATGTTGTGTCATTTGGACTTAATGCTGATATGGGCTACTTCAAATACAAGTGTATCAAGGCTACTGTAGCTTTATCAGAAAACATTCCCCATAATGTTAGTGCTTATTCTCCAATTAAAGTATTTAAGCACTGTGATAACATATACAGGGTACAGAAATGGATTGAGCAAAATATTGCCATCATGGATAAGTTGTATCATTATACAAGAAACAATTAATAATAATTTAAATATTACAGATTATGAATAGATGTTTAGTAACAAAATTAAATGGTAGTGTTGACAACACATCACTGCTAAGAATAGGTGAAATGCGTATTGGTATCAGTAAGATAGATTCTCCTAATCACTGGACACAGGGTTTTCGCATCACCTTCAACAAGTTAACCGTATTGGAAATTATTGGTGATGGTTACTTCACTGATGTAAACCTTACTGAAAACAAAGGCAAGAAGATTACTCTGAATCCTAATGTCTACGAGAAAGTATATGTAAGCAATGGCAATTTTGAAGTTGCTATTCTTGATAAGTATGCCCTCGTTGCTATATTTGACTATGATACTTATGACGAAGGTAATTCTACTTATTCTCAAAAGAATAAATCAATATCTGATATAGGTTTCTTTAAATATAGCACTGCTCTGACTTCCTTGGGTCTCAGCAACACAATCATTAGTGGTGATATTGCTAATTTGAAGAATCTTACAGCTCTGACCCGTATAGAGTTGAATAACACAAACCTTAGTGGTGATATTGCTAATTTGAAGAATCTTACAGCTCTGACCATTCTGAAATTGAATAACACAAACATTAGTGGTGATATTGCTAATTTGAAGAATCTTACAGCTCTGACCAATCTGGGATTGTCTAACACAAACATTAGTGGTGATATTGCTAATGTGAAGAATCTTACAGCTCTGATCAATCTGGGATTGTCTAACGCACAGATTCCCCTGACAGGAGAAATAAGTGCTCTGAGTACTCTGTCTAAGTGTAGCACTATAAGTTTATCATTCAGCAAACTTACTGGTGACTTGGCTATTCTTCCTGATGCTTGTTGTGAAGTTGCTCTATATTACAGTAAAGGTTCAGTATTTACATGGAGTACACGTCCTTCCTCCGCCTATATTATTTCTTTGGGAGGCGCTTCACTGTATAGCAATGTTGACAAGATGCTGCAAGACCAAGCACAGTGTCAGGTTGGAACAACAGCAAATAAGACTATCTCAGCTACTGGTACTCGCACCTCGGCATCAGATAATGCAGTAGCAACCTTGCAGCAGAAGGGTTACACTGTTATAATCACTCCTGCATAAGTTAAGTTTAACACTAAAGTAAAGAAAGGAAACAAGATATGAATAAATTGACAAAGAAGTATAAGGTAGTACATGAGGGAACCAAGATGGTGTTCCCTCTCACAGAGGAAGGTGACAATGCTGAAGTATTCCCAGCAGTAGATGCCACCGCAGTAGAGTTTGATACATACCCAGAAGCCAAGGCTTACGTAGATGAGCATAACTTGGTGTATGAGGAGCCAAAGTATGGGGAGTAAAACTCCAAGACGAGACTTTGTAAATTAAGAAATAAGACAATATGAAGAAGCAACAATTACATGAAGCACTGGCAGTGCTTCTTACTAAACTTTCATCGGCAAGGGACAATCCCTTGCTGATGGATAACTACGTGACGAAAGCCTTGCGCACGGTTCTGTTGAAGTTTAAGGAATCGGGCGAGCTTCACGAAGCATACAAGGAACAGATACAATCCACTTTGGAGAGTGGCAACCCCTGGATAGCTATGATGATGAAGTCAATGGGCGCAGATTCTTCTATTAAGAAGGATATGACCGATGAAGTCATTGACGGCATGATAGATGCGATGTTGGGAAACGATTAAAACATTTTTATATATGAATGACAAGGAGAAAGAACTATGGCGAGTTATAGACAACGTAATCAAGTGTTGCGCTATTGAACTGCCGGACGGAGAATTAAGTATTACGAGAGAAGACGTTCTCGGCAAGTCGAGAGCAGAAAACCTCGTAATGACACGATGTATGGTCGTTGAGCAGATGATACACGCAGGATTCAGCATAACGACCATTGCGACCGTATTAAACCGCACCGTTCCAGCTGTTAGACATCTTTGCAAGATGGCTTACACCTATATCAGCACGTCTCGAGTTTATCGACTTGCCACGGCACAAGCGACCCTTCTAAACAAGGACGTTGAGCCGATTTGTATTTAAGAAACAAAAAGAAAATAACCAAAAGCGTTCTTTGAAAATAATTCGATAAATACCAGTGTACTAACTTTTTGGAGCGAGCCATAAATCAGAGTAACTTTGCAGCGGATTCCAATATTTGGTTTCCGTAACGTAATTAACTCAAAATTATATGGCAGACACAATCGAGAAAGTTTATTGCACTGGGGACGGTGGCAATGACAACCTGGCAGCAGCCTTGCTCGCTAGAGGTAGAGACAATGATCCAGCGACTATGCTGGCAGCAATGAACG